ATGAAAAAGATTGCTACTATCAGGGGGAAGACACCTGAGGTTTTATCTGTAAAGGAGCGCCAAGATCTTCAGCGCGAGAGGACTGAGGCAATTCGATCTCTGAAGAAGGTTTTGAAACCGAAGGGATAGAGTGAATGTGTGGTGCTATGGCATTTTTATTCATCACAACTACATCAGCACACACTTTATAGTAAGGTGATTTAGGATGAAACATAATACCTTGCTTCATTAATTCACCACAATTTTTTAATCTTGCAATCTCAAAATCTAATCTCTTGTTAGCAGCTTGTTGTTTCATTAGTGAAATGTTAGCAGCAGCTGCTTCTTTACATTGGTCTTGTAGCTTCTTGTCTTGTGGGATAGACCAAGTAGCACTAACACCTAATGAAAGATTATAGTTATCCTTCTGTCCTGTTCTGGTAGGAACAGTATATAAGATGTTGCCAGGATTATCTAGAGACCCATCATCATTCAGGTCTCTCATATCATATACTGGATCGTTATAGTATGGTTCATAAGGTTTCTGCATTGAACCAGAACCAGTAACAAATGGAGTGATATTCAGAGTTGGTCCTTGGCATTGGATTCCACCACCATAGGTGTTGGTAATATAAGGTCCTTGTAAGACTTGGATGGCTTGGTTAGTGACACTACCAGAGGAATTAGCAACAGGAGCAGCAGTGGCACTCACCCCACCAACTGTTTCAGCAATAGCAGAAGTAGGAGATAAACTAATACAGATTCCACTGATTATTGTGTGAAGATACTTGTTGTATCTGTGACGCTTTGAATTTCTGTTGTTCTTTGAATTATTGTTTGATTGCTCAGACCTGGACCCTGATAGGTTTCTGTGAACTGAAACGCTGCTCCTGGTGTTGTTTGAGTAAATGTTGGTTTGCTTGTTACTCCAGTCCATGATGATGTCACCCCATCTATAGTTACATTAGTTGCTCCAGTTCCAGGTGAAAGATTACCTGATACTGAGATTCCACTCCCAGTTACAGAGTATTGATACCCTGTGTTATAGTCTATTGAATTTATAGTTTCTGTTACTGTGCTTGTTGTTTCTGTGTGAGAGGTCATGGATCCCTGTGTAAAATTAGGGACTACAGGGACAGCTTGTGCTGCCCCATGCAAAGCACCCAAAATTAATCCAAGACCAATTGCTTCTGATAATCTAGTCATGATTATTTACTAGATTATCTGATAGTGATTTCAGACACAAATTGTCCTGTTGCTGAAGTTCCAGCACCACCAGCAGTCAACGACATTGTGCCAGCAGAATCGATGCTGCCAGCGAGAGACCCAGCCACCCCGCCAGCAGTGGTTGTGACACTTCCAAATGCGGGTAGGGTTCCAACCACACCACTAGAAACGGTTGTTCCTGTTGGGATTGCATCTCCTGAGTTGAATGTCTCAGTAAAAGAAAAGGCACTCCCATCAGTTGTCTGGGTATATGTGCCAGCATTCATAGTGGCAGCAGCAGTTCCCGAGGGTGCTGTAAGACCACCTAGAGTAGCAGAGACATTATTGCCACTTACAGAATAGGTAGAACCTAGACGAGTTGCCTGAGATGCTGCAGCATCAACAGTCAGTTGAACGCTAGAACTATGTTTTGTAATAAGATCAGCATTTGCAGGTGCTGCCATCAGTAACATTCCAAAAGCAATCAATGCTCTTTTCATACAACTAATTATAGAGTCTGTATTATTTAGACTAAAGCAAGTGTTGTGGAACCTATACCAACAACATTGAATATGATTCCAACTGGAGTTGCACCACCACCAATCTCAAAATCTATTGTTACTGCATACTGACTTTCTGTGCTAATAAATCCTTTGCGAGCAGTAACAATACCAGATGACTCTATATTTCCAACCACATTCAATTGAATGTTTTCATTTGGAGTATCTGTACCAATTCCAACTGCTCTAGTAGTAGATAATCCAGTTGATCCTGGAAAATTTGTATAAATCCAATTAGTATCACCTGCTGGACCTTGAGGACCTTGGAAACCTTGAGCACCATCAGCAGGACCTTGCACTCCCTGTGCACCCTGAACTCCTTGGAAACCTTGAGATCCTTGAACACCTGTAGCACCCTGGAATCCTTGGTTTCCTTGAGCACCCTGAACTCCCTGATTACCTGGGGGTCCTTGAATACCCTGTGCTCCTGGATCACCAGGAGCTCCTTGTACTCCTTCTACACCAATAAATCCTTGGAATCCTTGGAATCCTTGTGGTCCAATTGCTCCTTGTGGTCCACCAGGAAGTCCATCATTTCCATTAGCTCCTTGTGGTCCTATTGGTCCTTGTGGTCCACCAGGAAGTCCATCATTTCCACTAGGTCCTTGTGGTCCAGTTTCTCCTTGAGATCCTTGTGGACCCTGAAAACCTTGAGGACCTTGAACACCTTGAGGACCATCTGCACCAATATATCCTGCAGTTCCTTGTACTCCCTGAAAACCTTGAGAACCTTGAGGTCCCAGTTCACCCTGAGGTCCAATGAATCCTTGTGGACCTTGAACACCTTGAGGACCTTGAACACCTTGAGGACCTAAAAATCCTTGAGCACCTTGAGGACCACCAGGAAGACCAGCACCACCCTGAGGTCCAACCAATCCCTGAAAACCTTGTGGTCCTAATTCACCTTGAGGACCTTGGAATCCTTGAAATCCCTGAAATCCTTGAGCACCATCAGCAGGTCCTTGAACACCTTGAGCACCTTGGAATCCTTGAAATCCCTGTGGTCCTCTAAGACCCTGAGTAACAGATGAGGTGTATTCTTGACCTCTTATCTCAGAAGCATAATTCTTATTCGGTATAAGGGATACCTTAAAATATTGATCTGCCATTATGCAACACCTGGATCTACTCTAATACTTCCTTCAGCAATTCTAGTTTTAAAATTAGTTGAAGTATTTGTTATTGCCACATCATAAACAAAACTACCACTAAGTGGGGCAGTTTGTTCTGGGGTCAGTGAAATTTCCAACTTACCATCAGAAGCTGGTGCAATAGTAGTTGTTGCAAAACTAACAGTTGTTGGAGAAGTAAAATCCTTCTTTAGTTTTGCCTCAATGGTATAGTCTGCCAAATCAATTTTATTGTCATCTTGATCTGTTACAATAAATCCTGCAACAAAACTAGACCTTTGATTAACAACTAAGTTTATTTTTACTGGAGCAGTCATTAATATTATAGTCTTTAATAGTACTATTTAGATTATTCTGCTGGAGCATGTGCAAAATAATATATCTCATCTAAAATTTTACTCAACTCATCATACCTTGTAGTATCCATATGTTGTAAAGTTTTTACTTGTTCCTTTCTAACAATTGATTCTACTTCTTGCCATTGTCTATTTGTCATTAATTTACTCCACTAGAGTTCCATGTGCTCTACGAATTTCTCTGAGTTCCTCAAAGTCTTTCTGTTTGGTTCCACCATCATATGCCCAGGCATATCCCTCAGTAATCATTTGCTCATTGAGGGAGAGTTCTGCATCTCCAATGTAGAGCCACCCGAGAAGACGCCCATACTTACCCATACCGCCAACAAGCTCAGTCCTAATAATGAGATCATCGTCACCAGAGATAGCACCTTCAAGCTTGTCCTTAAGCCAGTTGGTGGCATCGTATCCCAGTGCCTTCTCTTCATCATCTCTAGTTCTTTTTTCTGGAGTGTCAACTCCTGCCACTCTAACTCTTTCTTTTTTATATAAGTCAAAACCCAAGTCAATCGTGACATCAATTGTATCTCCATCAAGAACTCTATTGATCTCGATTACTCTAAAATTGTAGCAGCTCTTCCTGCTTGGTGGTGTCATTGCTCCCATTACTTTTTCTTTCCTCCATTCTTAGCTTTCTTTGCTGTTGCGTTACCTTGGTTCTGCTTCTTGTTGTTTGCAGTGCCCTTCTTGCCCTTGTTCGCGGACTTGGACATCTTCTTCTAATTCCTTAAATGATAGGCGTAGAATATATATAACACAATATAGAGTAAATGCTAGTCCACAACAGAGAAGTATGATGACACTCCAGACTGGTTCTTCTGTCATCAGTCACAGTCCTTCATCATAGTGGCAACATCTCCACCAATATCAGCACCCTTGTCTTGTGCAAACATTGCTACCCATCCTGCTGCTAACCATCCAACATAAGGAATACCAGTAAACCATGGAGCAGCTGCAGCACCTAAACTAGCTCCCACCATTCTCCCTGCATTTTCTCCACCACCTTCCGCCTTGATACACTCTATCTTTTGGGCAGTCAACTTTCCCACTTCACCACCCTGGAGATGTCTTGCTCCATCCATAGTATATTCTTCTTGCTGAATTATATTAGTCTTACCACCAATACCAAAGAATCCATTCTTCTTATCAATTATTTTTGAAGTGCCCATAACCTTGGGATCATTGGCACTATAATTAATTTTATACCCATCCTTTCCTGCCTCTACTTGATATGAAGTATAGTCTCCAACAGGAAGATTTATGATTGGAAGTTGATCTCTACTTAGAATGTGACCCAAAATTCCCAGGTGTGCAACGCCAAAAAAGGTCCCCACAGTGAGTGCTACCCACTTAAATGGAGACCTTGTAGTTGTAGTCTTTAATGTTTTTTGTTTGGGGTCCATAATTTTTTGGAGGAATGAAAAGGTTCCCAGTGCTCCCAGCCATATTTATGGACAAAATAAATGCCCATTATAGGAACAATGATTAGGGCATATGACATAATGCCAAGTGCCCATGGATTCTCCATCACATGTCTAACAAAAACATTCATTACTCTGAAAAAATAGAAACTAAAAAGATAAACACACCAAACATACAAAAGAAAAACAGTATTCCTAGTTGAACTGCCATCCTTGTTCTAAGTCTTTTAATTCTGAATAATATTCACATGGATATTCCATAGCAATTGGATCACCATTTATCATCATATCAGTTCTACAAATTCCATTGCCAATTTCCATATGACCAACAATAAAAAGAGTCATTAATAACATGGGTTTATACCGTAGGCATGATAGGGGGTTCTTGTTTCTTATCTGGAGCAACACCAGTAATCTGAATTGGTGCTTGTTCAATACGAATAGTTTGAGCAGGTGCAGTTTGTGCTGCAGCAGCAATCAGTTTTTCTAGATCTGCTTTGGAGATACCTCCACCAGCAGCACCCATCTTCATTGTACCATCTCCAGATTTCTTTGCAGTCTGAACACCAAAGGTAGCTAAAACCCCAGTAAAGACAGATGCAATGAAAGTGGGATCAAGTTTCTGCTCAGGGATACCAAGAGCAGCAGGTAATTTAATGTATGCAAGAGTGAGAATACCACCAGACCAGATAAGAATACCAAGTCTAACCATTGTGCTGATTGCTTCTAACTGACCTTCATGATCATCAGCAGCTGCTTTCAGCTTACCTATAAAACCTTTCTTTTTTTCTTCCTCTTTCAGAGGTTCTTTTACTTCTTCTGGCATTAGTATAGGATGACATGCAATCCTATTTATTTTTTTAGATCTGGAAAATAAGTTTTATATAATTCTAATGCTTCTTGATGTTTTCCTTTGTTGGTGAGATTTTTTACTTCTTCTAAAATCCTTTTCTTGAATTCCTCTGAAGGTTCTGCCATTATGGGAGAATTCAATGGACTAGGATATTTATTAAAAAACCCCCTTTCAGGGGGTGTATTTACTGTCAGCAAATCACCAAATTCCAGGAATGAGTTGACCAGTTGTGAGGTAAGAACCAACACCAGCAACAAAACCAATCATTGCCAGGCGTGCATTGAGGATCTCTGCCTCAGGGGTAAAACCAAACTTTTTCATTGTAGTTCTCCTTAGTAATGTTTGTGAAGTTTAGGGGCAAGGTAAGGACGACTAAAGACTTCTGAAATAGGTAAAGTTTTTAGTTCTTCCTTTTGTTCTGGAGAAAGGGATCCCCAGCGAAGTTTAGCAAGGATATATTTAAGCATCAATCTTTACGAGCATAAGTTTTTAGATATTCAAGCACTGTCTGTGGATCACTCACTTCATAAGGATCATCAGGACAGTTTCCAACCTTTCCAGGTTCTTCAAAGAGTTGTTCAATCTCACCATCATTAACAACCATTGCATACCTCCAGGATCTATGACCAAATCCTAGGTTCGATTTAGTGACAGACATACCCATAGCATAAGTAAACTCACAGCTACCATCAGGGATAGGTTTGACATTTTTAATTCCTTGCTGTTTAAACCAAGCATTCATTACAAAAGAATCATTTACAGAGAGGCAGTAAATTTCATCAATACCAAGTGCTTGGAAGTCCTCATACATTTCTTCATATCCAGGAAGTTGGAATGTAGAACAGGTAGGAGTAAATGCTCCAGGAAGAGAGAATACAACCACACGCTTGCCAGAGAACAAGTCAGAAGTGGTTACTTCTTTCCAATAGTATAGGTCAAATTCCTCATCATAGTGACGAGTTTTGAAAGTTACTTCAGGTACTTTGCTCATTGTTTGGTTTACTTGGTTCAAAAGGTGTACGAGTTTTGTTTTTAATTACAATAAAGGCATCACTTTGGTAAGTAGTAGTCCCAAATTGTTTTGCCCATTTAGGATTAGCATCTGGTGGTTGTTTGATACCACTGGTAGCAACACCACCAATTTCAATTACAATATCATCACTTGCAGTGTCCCATCCAAGAACACTCATTGCTTTGATTAAAGAATCTTCAGTGAGTACAGTCACAGATTCTCTTCCTGCTCAGTCAGGATGACACAATCAGATGTTGGATATGCAACACAAGTGAGAACATAACCCTCTTCCATCTGTTCATCATCAAGGAAAGATTGTTCACTATTATCTACGGTGCCAGAGATGAGTTTTCCTGCACAAGCTGAGCAAGCACCTGCTTTACACGAAAAAGGAAGATCAACACCTGCTTCTTCTGCTGCTTCAAGAATATACTGATCATCTGCACATTCAATTTTGGTTTCAGACCCATCAGGGGATTGAAGGGTAACACTAAAGATAGTCATTAGTAAGTTTCAGATAATTGGTTTACTGAGTGTGCCAACAAAACAAAGAAGGCAACTGAAGTAATTGTAAAGATAAATGGAGCCATTGTCAAGAGATTCCAAAGAACAAGTTGCCAGTTAGAGCATAGGACAGAGCTCCTGCTATGATCCCCATCATTGCCCAACGACCATTATACATTTCAGTCATTTGCATGGGAGTCAAAAGACCTTTACGGTTATACTCTTGGTACACCATCTGGGGTTCTTTTGCCCACATGTTCTGCTGCCCAAACTCATTCTTTGTTACAGTCATAATACTTTGTAAAGATTTACAACATTATATAGCAAAAATAAAGAGGGGTCAAGCCCCTCTTGTTATTGTATCATGACAAACTAAGTATGAATACTCAATTAAATTTTTTTAAAAATTCTCTATTCTTTTTTATAAATCCAGTACAGTAAGAATTAACATCAAGTTGCATTTCATAATGAGCATGAAGATGAATACTTTCAATAATGATTAAAGATACTAACAAAAGGGTTGGAATCAACCATAATTCATTTGCTAATTTTTTAATACTAAACTTACTTTTAGGAATTAGTTTACTCATAATAAAAAGGGGACCCTAAGGTCCCCAATGTTTATCTGATTAAATCAGAAGCTATACTTGACACCTGCCTTAGTGCCATAACCACGGTCAACACCAGCAACGCCAGAACCGACGAAGCTGACTTCACCATAAACACCCAGGTTCTCAGTAGCAGCAACGCTCAGACCTGCCTTACCAGAAGGAACAGTGTCAGCAGCAGCACCGTCAGGAGAAACGACAGAAGCACCTGCTTGGACGTAGTAACCAAGAACACCCTCAGTGCCCTCATAACCAATATGAAGGTCAGTGGTAGTGCCAGTGTAATCTGATCCAGTGAATCCAGAGTTAGCTTCAACATTCACGTATGGACCTGCAAAAGCAGCACCAGCGAAAAGGGGAGCAGCAGCCAGAGCTGCGAATACAGATTTGGTCATTTGAAATACCTCGTAATTTTTTACTTGTGGAATGGTTACCCACAGATGAAAAGAGACTCGACTTGTCTCTGTTGTTCACAAACCAATCAGCGAGTAGTTGAGGCTTCATAGGTTTGTTGTAGCCTTTTGTAATATTACAAAAGTCCTTAATATTTATAGTATATCATTTTTGGAATCTTGTCAACCAATTAGTGGTTCCCAGAAACCATAGAATTCATAATCAAGTAATTCTCTAGTGCCAAGTTCTGGAGGTCTATTCTTCCAGAAGTTCATAACACCTTCAACATTTTGTTTATGGAATACCTCAATATGATCCTGATGAATACCAGAATCAAAGTCATACCTATAGGTAAACAGAGGCATTGAATATGTTACCCCAGAATTATAAATGATTTCTTCTGAAGTTGCTCTAGGTTTAATCTTTTGATCCAACCTATACTTGTCACCCTTAATATGATGCTTGAGTAACTTGCCAGCATGGTGCCTTGTAATCACATAGAATGCAGCACAGAAGTCATTGATCAATCTTGGGTGAAGATTTGCTCTGAGATTCTTTGTGCTAGTGATAGCACACTGAAGTACATCCCAGTCATATGGCATTGCTGACAGGTATCCAGTCCAAGTAAATGGCCAATACTGTACAGTATCAAAGACAATATCATCCTCACAGATAATAATATAATCTAGATCTGTTTCTTCATAGAAATATTTGATTGCCTTAAGGTGAGACATTGTGCACCCAAGTTCACCTGGAGTGATTAGTTCAGGAAATCTTCCAGATAAAAATTCAGTTGCATCATTATCTCCCCTAGCATCAATACCAGAGATCCTAGTATTCTCAATCCCATAGTAGTCAAACAGACCATTCATATGGTCTTGTCTGTCTGTTTCAGTGTCTAGATTGATCCATAGAACTGGACCCATCCCTTTAAGTTTCTTTTTAATTGTAGAAGTATCTGTCATGGTCTCCCCCATTGTGGATATCTGTGATGCTTCAAGAAAGTGTAATCCACATTTACCTTTTCAATATCAGAATAACTGTTCCTCTGCCAAGTTAAATGGGGAATTATTACATATGCATTAATCTCTCTATGGGATTCTGCATAGTGAACATCACAAGGTTTTGTTATATTAATTAGACTATCAATAAATCTATCATATACAGTGTGTTTAAATCCAACAGAGTGTGCAGCAAGAGTGTACTCACACTTGAAAATATGCTCAGACACCTGTTGAAGATTCATACCATGGAAATGTTGTCCTCCAAGGTACAACATATCCCAGTCTGCTGGAACTTCTGACACAACCTCAGAAAATCTAGTCTGTAGATTAATGTCAAATTGAATATCATCTTCCAACAAAAGGAAATTATCTAAGTTTAATTGCTTTGCATATTTAATTGCAAAGAACTGAGACAGTGCACAACCAACTGCACCTTCTTTTATTTCTGGTGGGAAGTCAAGATTCATCTTTGCACCTTCAATACCAGGAATTCTTTCAACACTCAAAGAATGTTTTGCAAATTCTTCAGAGGCATCTTGCCATCTGTCTGGTCTTGAGTCTAGGTTGATACAAAAGATTCTACTAAAATAATCATTGAGCATTAGATTACCTCCCATCCATCAAGATAAAGATCTGTTGTGTCATGGTCAGGTAAAGAAGATCCAAACCAAATCTTTGGTGCAATGACTTGCTGACTCTTAGCTAACCATGCACCCCACCAAGAGAATGAAGAGTTTGCTATAACATGATGAGTGCACATGGACATGAAGCACATATCATATTCAGCTGGATTTCCTTCAGAGATAAAGAATCTATCTGGATCAAATATGCTTTGCATTTTACACCACTTAGGATCATCTGAAAATATAATCACAGGAACATTTGGAAGTTTCTTCAATGCCTCCACATAATACTCAATAGGTGGAACTGGATGAAAAGATTGCAGATGCAAATAGTCACCTCTCCTAATATGCAGAGAGATGACTTCTTTTGATTGGACTTCCTTCTCTAAAAATTCTTGACAAAAATCTACAATATAATCAGCAAAGGTAAAATCTTTTCTGATATCATCTTCAATATGTTTGAAGTATTTCTCAGACTGAAAGTATCCATACAGATCTACATTGTCTTCACAAGTATTGAAAATACTTTCATCAAAATGATATCCAGATTCCTGGAGCATTTTGTTTGGCATAAGACCTTTATTATATTTGTCTAAGTCAAATGCATCATAGATACTAGTCTTTGAATTTTTTACATTAGGATCACTAACTCCAAATACATCTTCTGAGGGAATACAAAAATCAAATCCTCTATTAGCAGCAATACCTCTTAAAGAAGCATACTGAAACATTTGATTGCCAAGTCTTCCCAGATTTCCTAGTTGATTAAAAGAGATCATTGCAGGTAATTAGTATAGATAAAATCTTCAAGAACTTCAATCTGTTTTACTCTTTCCAGATTATCTTTGATTGCATCCATTTTACTCTCATAGATTTCATCAGAGATTTCAAACTCATCAGTCAATTCAATAATACCATCTTTGTTGAAATGATCTGCAATGTCAGGAGATCCCAGATAAACAGGGATAGTACCAGTAGCAAAACAATCAAGAATCTTCTCTGTGTAATATGATTCATAAACTCCATTCTCAATGACTACAGAGAACATGTAATCACATAGACCTTCTTCCTTAGTAGCAATCTCATTAAAACCTCTACCATAAAGATCTACCTGATCACCAATCTTTTCCACCCACTGAAGTCTATTCTTCTGACCTTCAGTGAATGCTTTGTTTGATGAGATCATAGAGATCATCTTAGTCTTCTCATAGATCTTTGGTTCATTAATCCAAAATCCTTGAGCAGGAACCCACTTAAACCTAGAGTCCAAAGCAAGTAATTCTTTGTCATGAGTAAAGATGTACTTAAACACCTTGAAGTATTCTTCTAGATTGGATTTAATTTCTTCTGTAATGCCAGGGACAACAAACTTGGATTCAAGCAACCATCCATACTTAACACCATCAACACCATCAGTAAATGCTTGATTGATGTTTTGGTCAACATATACAGTTTCATCTGCAGACAGATCAAATGCCCACTCTACAAACTTAGACTCTTTGCCATGAACAGAATATCCTTTGTTGCCACCAGTAAGATGGGTAAAAGAATTTCCAACTAGATTAATCTTGTACTTCATAATTGATGTAGTTTTTGTCCTTTAAGTTTTTTATTTTGCTTTCAAAGAAAGGGTACATAATCCACTGTGGAGATTTTACCACAATGTCTGGTGTAATTTCAAGTGCTGTCCTAAATTTTATTGGACCTTCATATTGATCCATTGCTGCTCCCCAACGAATACCAGGAATTCCTTTCCCCCACTTCTTAATGAATACTGACATAGAAGTTTCATGGAACTTCATAGATGTCAAATGATGAATATCATTCCTAACAAATCCAGAATGTTTTTCAATCTCAACAAAATTAAAATCTATTTTGTTATGAACTCTATGGTGAAGAGGATCATTAACAGAACTAGATTCTCTATTGTAGATCATTTGTCTTAGGAAATAATCACAATCTTGCCAACCTATGTTGCAGTATCTCTCATCCCAAAGACCAACAGATTTAATTGCATCTACAGTATAACTATGAAATGCATCACCACATCCAGCAGAAATAAAACTATAAGTTTTATGATACTCAACTAATGTATCAATGATGTCTTCATTGTATTCAACATCATTCTGAGAAAGAATAACAATATCAGAGTCAGGATTATCAACATCTCTGAATCCATCTATTAGACACTCATTCCAGTTTCTAGCAAGATGACCAGTGGAGAAGGTTGGTCTTGTATTATTGTTTACTACTTTCACAGAGAGGTTGATATCTTCTAGCAAGACAGAAACATCTTTGTAGTTATTGACTACTGTGATTTCATAATCATAATTTTTAATTCCACTTTTCTCAAATGACTTTAGAGTTTTATTCAACTCCAAGTCATTATCATAAGTTACAAAGTAAACTTTAATTTTCATAGGATGCAAATAGCAGTATCTTGAACCATATTGTCATGATAATATTCATCATTCCATTCTTCAAAGTCCCACTTAACTAGATCAAGTTCTTCATAGAACTGTCTAACTTCCTTGAGTCTAATGTCCCAAACATTATCAATTACAATGAGAGTATCCTTGTCTGCAACAGACATAGCAACTTCAAAGTCTCTCTTCACCCCTTCATAAGAGTGATCTCCATCAACAAAGATGAGGTCATATCTTCCACCAAAATCTTTTGATGCTTCCTTTAGGATTGCAATGTTCTTTTCACTAATTTCATCATTAGTATAATCAACAAAATCACTAAAGGGAAGATCTACTTTATACTTCCAATCATCATAATCAGAGTGATGAGGATACCAGTATCTTGCATTGATTCTATCTGAGTGTGGTCTATATGCAATCTGCCCATCATAACCACCTTTCCTAATATCAAAGGAATCAATTACACCATAACCATCTTCACCATACAGTTCATCCATTGCCTCTGCCATGGCATTAGAACTTTCATAGTGCCATGACCCAATCTCAAGAACAGTCTTTGCTTCTACCATCTTTACCAGAGTGGCAAGACAATTTCTACAGTGAGTTGAAGCACCTTCATACTTAAACCCTTGGAGGATTCCATTCTCAGGTCCTTTGTCTACATAATAATTCTTGAACTCATTCTTGATGAATTCAACTTTATTATCATATCCTTTCATCAAATTAATCCTCTCTTTTCAAACTCTTCTAAAATTGTTGGCATTGCTCTTTGAGAAAGATGCATGTGAGATCCTTCCCAATCATCAAGGAAGTCTGGTAAAGTTGTCATATCATCATTAACCATCTTATAGAAGATTGAAGCAAACTCAAATCCTTCTCTAACACATGCTAGATGTAGAGCAGTGTTGAATGCAAAGGTGACCCAGTTTCTCTCTTGCTCAGTGCCAAAAGATGGTCCACCAGTATACTCTTTAGTTGCAGACCAAGAAGCAATAGGACCCCAAATAATAATCTTGACCCCATACTTTTTGTAGTAACTAATTGCATTAATATACCTATTGACACATTCTACCACAAGGTCATTGACAGGTTTATCCTGCATCTTTGCCTGTTTGATTAAATGTGCTCTGATGTCAACCTCACCAAAGCAGAACATCAACTTGTCATCAACACCAAGTTCAATAGAATCAATTAGAGATTCAATGATTGGTTGTTTGTTTGCAATTTGATATGCTGTTGCTGGTCCAATTCTATAACTTTTAAATTGGGGAAGAGTATTTGCTGCTGGTTCCGGCCAACATGGTTGCATTGCCTCCTCACCACTAAAGACTGCTGAGTGACTATCACCAATACAATGAATCATTTTAACTTACCAAGAATACTGTCTACAAAATCTACTTCATAAGTGTACCCATCTTCCATACCTATGTTCCAAATATTCTTGTTACCATAGATTGTATTGTAGATGGTATGGATACCAAAACCATTCTCAACATACAAGAAATTTTTATTATATTTTTCTCTATAGAGATTCATTTGAATCTCATCAAAAGAATCATATGATCCCATACTTAATAGTTTATGCCAGTCTTCTGTCTTAATGATAAAAGTGCTGGTAGTATAATATGGTTCTGTAAACTTCTTAATGCTGTATTTGTGCTTTGCAACTAGCCTATCAAGATGCTCTACAATGTAGTCATTCAATAGCACCTGTGCATCTGCACAAATTCTTATAGGGTGAATTCCCTTTAAGTATGTATCTAAGTTAGATACCCCCTCAAAAAACCTATCTGAATCCCAAGATTGAGAATTAAGGGTGTAGAGATTCAGTGGTGAATAGTCTGCACCCCACAATCCTCTTGGCATTTCTTGCTTAAGATAACACTCATAGATTGTCTCTCTATATCTTTCATCAGTAATGAAAGACTCTACAAATCTATCTGTATGAGGAATACCATTAGACAGCATAGGAGTGAGGACAAAGTTATCTTCCTCATCCAATACATCTATGTTTTCAATTATATAATCCCAAACATGATTTGGAATAAAGCAATCTTCATCCAACTTAACTGCATACTTATCTGACTGAAGACATACATTAACTTTCTGCATGTAGTTCAGTTCAACATCAGGGAACTGATAGATCTGATGATTAATTCCTTCTAGGTTAGAAGACCAATCATATTCTTTTGTTGCTAGGATATTGAGAAAGATTTTTTCTTTATTCTCTGGTTTAATTTTATTCAGAAAGTAAGAAGTAATTTCCCAGTATTTCCAAAAGTCCCTTCTATTGTGAGACAGATAGTTAATGGTAATCATTGAAGTTTAGACAGATTGACAATATTCAACTCATCCTGTTTAAAGGATAATACTCTTTTGAATCCACAGTAATCAAAAAGTTCTTCTACTAATTCTATATCAAAAGTGTGATGATGTACAACCCTTGTCCTCTCATTGATATCACACAGTTCATAGAACTTAGGATGTCCACCATAACTCCAATCATGGAGTTCTTTTTGCTCTTCAATGTGAGTCTTATCATCCTCACCAATGTTGGTATTATAATCTTCTATCAAATGTTCTAGTGTTGTCAGTGGTCTCTTTCTATCAAAGCAATATTGATAGTCTGGAATAATAGTGAGAATATAACCACCCTCTTTAAGAATATGCTTTTCCCACAACTTTAAAGTTTTGATTGGATTAGCAAAATGTTCTATGGCATGTGAAGTAAGAACAAAATCATACTTCTTTAATTGCTTCAGTTGATCTTCATTAGTGCAATCTACATCATACTGCCTACCAAGATTTCCACCATAGATGTAGTTTGGATCAAAAGATGTCTGAAAGTGATTGTCCTTAATGATGTTTCCACCATCAAGGTTCACATAAGGATAGAGGTGCATACCATAATGAGGTTTATCAAACAACTCAGTGGGACCACCAAATTCTATTCCATTCTTCTTTCTTAATGCTCTTACTACTTTTTCAAAGGTTGACATAGTACATTGATATCATAGGGTAATTGTTTTGCTATTCCATACTTCTTTGCTAAAGGTAAAGAAGGATAGTAAATTAAGTTATTAAATGGTTCAATATCTATAAAAGTATTTTGCTTTCCAATGTGTGGATAAGGAGAGATTATATCTTCTTCTAAAATAGATTCTTTGGGTAATCTAGTTAGGTAGTAATAAAAAATATCAAGATCTTGATATTTCCCAGAAGGATGTAACTCTGGATTATATTTTAATTCTAGCAACTGAGTTATGTGATATGGTTCTGTTGCATCATATCCAAGATTAATTTTATTTCCAACTTGAACTCCAACATATCCTGCTGCTGTACATTGATCACCTATCTTCATCTCACCATCATGATCATCATCAAATTGCCAATCAATCTTCTTAAGAACTTCTGACTTAGCAAACCAGAATGGTGCTCTTATATGACTCTCATGTGGGTATCTCTTGTGCCCATTAAAGATTTGACTTGCACCAAATCCAATCATTGGATGAGAATCTAAAGTATCAACAATATCCTTTAACCAATTGTCTCTCTTGAGAATTACATCATCTGATATGAAGACAAAGTAATCATAGTCATCTTGATACTTGTAGAAGTAATGCCTATAAGCACCAAATGCTTTGTGTGGAATATCTCTACCATTCACAATTTTATTATGAATGATCATTCTACCAAACTTATTTTCTAGGTTTGTTGGAACCCCAAGGTAGTCTCTATGAATGATAATCAAATCATGCTCATACCCTGCCCAACAATTAAAATAAGATGGCCAAAACAAGTCTCCCTGCTTTGCACCACCTAGCATTATGACAGCAACTTTTTTCATTGTACCATCCTAAGTTTTTGAATAGTTTCTTCTCCAGCAACATTGAATGCAGGATCTTTAAACTTCAATGACTTTACAGTTGAATAAGGATTCATAGAAAAGTCATACTTATATCTAACTCTCTTTGACCACTCAACATCTTCACCCTGGCAGTGAAGTAGATTATCATCTAAAGGATGATCTTCCATAACCTGTTTCTTAGCAACCCAATAAGTTCCAGAGATATATTGGTACTTAGAAAGATGAGTCATGTCATATGGAATCAAACATTCTCTGTTTGGAAGAACAATTGAATCCATGAAGTTATCATTATGAGGCCAAATAACCCAATCCCTAAACCTAGAATAATCTGGATTAACAAATTTGTTCATGCAGATTTTAAAGTCATCTCCAAACTTTAGAAATCCTTCATACCAGTCATCCTCAAAGACAACATAGTCATGAGTATAAACTACATTTTCATACCTGGCATTTATTGTAACAATATTTTTCTTTCTAGTAATCCACCCAGGTCTAATACTTTCATCAAATGGAATGATGAAAGTATTTTTTCTAGATACCTGACTATTACCAACTATAAGGATTTGATACTCTGGAATATTCTGTCTTTCAATACTGTCAATTACAAGATTGAGAGATTCATCTGAAGTCCCAGCAGTTATAATTCCAAAGGTAAACTTCATTTCAGAAATCCAACATAGTCACTACAAATACCATAGCAGTCATATGCTCTCAAGTCAACAAATTCATCAAGATTCTTATGCCATTCTGGCATCACTATAACAGATCTATTTGTATATGTTTTGCCTGGATATGTCCAAATCTTATTTTGACTTGTCAAAGTAAAATCATCTTCTTGGTGCCAAAAATAATTAAATCCACTAGTACCAAAAGAAAACTGTTGGAGTGCCTCAATATTTTTACAATGAATCCAAAGATGCTCTCTTATAGATCCTAACCAGTACCAAGTGACTGGGTACATTGGTTCATCATGTCCAAGGTACAATTTTTCATCTGCCACACTTAACCTAACATCAATCTCCACATCAAAACCTGCTTCAATTGCCTGCAGGATATACTCTGGATTATTTTCCTTTGATGGATCTGGTCCATTAATGTTCCCTCTATGGGCAATGAGCTTCATTAGACTTCTCCTTTGTAGTGCTCTAAGAAATAGTTCAAATCTTCTGGGGTTCCAATACCCCACATACCATCTTTGTCAATGTCTTTGATTCTGATCTTCTTACCATCTTCAATTGCTTCATTGAAAACAGGACAAACATAGAATTCATTATTGACTCTGATGTTTTTCTCAATCATTTGTTCTGCAAACTTTACATAGTCAGAACCGCGTTTCCAGTAATAGATTCCAACAGTTGCATGTTCTGAAATGGGTTTCTTCTCAGCAACCTCAGACACATAACCATCTTCACCCAACTTAGCATAGGACCATTTGGGGTGAGTTGCTGGGAATGTAATGATTCCACCATCAATTCCATCATTCTGGAAAGCATAAAGAGTTTCATTAGAATCCCACTCAACAAACTGGTCAGAGTTTGCCATTACTAGTGGTTCATCGTTGTTGATGAATTCTTTCGCAAGTAGAGTGGTACAAGCTGCACCTTCTGTGAGTCCATCAACCTGTACAATGTTGCACCCAGGAGCAATAAGAGGGAGCAGGTAATTAAGGTTGTACTTGTCATAGTGTTCTCTCTGTACAATAAATGTGTAGTTTGCTTTGATGTTCAGGTTCTCAACAACCACTTGGATCATTGGTTTGCCTTTGACCTCAATCAAAGGTTTGGGGAAGGTGTACCCCTGACTAGCAAATCTGCTGCCAGCACCTGCCATAGGAATAAGAACATTCATAGTCTTGCTCTCCCATGCAACTTTCTTCTTTGTGCCATTTAGAATTTTTTTAATCCTATCAATCTTTGCCTGATTAAGATCTTTCCTATTCTCTACAGGAACTAAATGTGCTTTGCTATCTAAAGCACCCTGTCTACCAATATGACTATCTTCAATAATTACAGTGTCAGCAGGAAGAGCACCCAATGCAGTCATACACTTCCAGTACATTGCTGGGAATGGTTTGTTTCTGACCACATCTTCATTGGACACATACATGTCCACAAACTCTAATACTCCTAATCTTAATAAAATGATTTTAACAGTATTCCTAATAGAATTAGATGCAACTGCAATCTTGTAACCTGCATCTACAAGTTGCTGGAAGTATCCCATCAACTCATAGTCTTTTGCAACACAGTCATTAAAGATCTTAAGAGTTGCTTCTTGTTTATCTTTCCAGATCTTATCATACTGATCTACAGGAAGACTTTTATTCTTGGTGAGAAGTTCTAGTTTTGCTCTAGTGGGGAGACCATCATAGATGCTTACATGTTCTTCTCTACTGATAGCATAGTCTTCACCAAGTGCTTGGTTAAGTGCCTCATAATGATAGTCCTTGCTATCAATAAGGACACCATCCAAATCAAAGATTACCAGTTTTGTCATTCTTGTACCATTCGTAAGTATCATAGATGCCTTGACGGATTCCAATCTTAGGACTCCAACCAAGTTGTTTTATTTTGTCCACATTTAAAACTTTCCTAGGAGTTCCATTTGGTTTGGAAGTATCCCATTTAATCTGTCCCTTATATCCAACAATGATGGAAATAAGTTCAGTAAGTTCTTTAATAGTTAAATCTTGACCTGTACCAATATTAATGATCTCAGGATTATTATAAGAAATCATACAATGATAACATGCCTCAGCAAGATCGTCAACATGAAGGAACTCTCTTTTTGCAGATCCATCCCCCCAACACTCAACATGTGGAGAGTTAGATTCTTTTGCCTCATGAAACTTTCTAATCAAAGCAGGCAAAACATGAGAAGTTTCTAGATCAAAATTGTCATTCAAACCATAAAGGTTTGTTGGCATCAATGAGATGGCATTAAATCCATATTGTTCTTTGTATGCTTGACA